AGGCTCTTGTGGCTCAATACCTTGCTCGGTGAGCTTTTGATCGGACTCTTGTATAGCAACCATTAACTCTTCAACAGTTATTACACTGCCATCTTCATTTCTAACAAATACATTGTCCACTTCAAAGCGAGGGGTAACACGTACTATCTTGCCAGTAGATTTTAGATAAGTAATTAAATAAGGTTCGTCGTACCCATCATCGTCAAGGTCAAAGAATCCATGATGTTCAATAAAGTCGTGGTTCTTATCGTCATCAGAAAGGTTTAAATCTTCTTCAATCCATATGCCTGAGCGTTGATTTTCTATGATTTTATTAGAGCTAATCGATATAATCTCACTGAAGGGTTCAGTATCGATGTTGATATTAACGCCATTCTTGACAATAAAGTTAGGGTAGAGTATGAGCGAGGTTTCGTTCTGTCCACTAATGGAATCAAAGAATGTCTTTTTAAACGTAGTTCCCACGTTAGGCAGGACATAAAGCATCTTGTCATGGTTCTTGCGCCACTTCATTTTGAAGTTGAGCTGGTAGTTCATGTGCTTGGCTACACGCTCGCCTTTGGCATTAACCTCTTTATTCTCTTCGTTCTCAGTCTTGAACTTAACTAAATCGTCATGCCGTAGTATCTCAATAACTGCTCTATCGCTCCACTTCAATGCAGCTTCAGTCATAATAGGGGATTTAAAGTTAGCGGCTGTCTCGAAAGGGCCACCGTCTGATCTATTTCTTGCCTCTGTTGTTTGGGTATTGATCTCAATAGACCAGTCAACAAACTTCTTCCACTCTTTCATGGACTCGGTGTCTTCAGTCACACGTTCTTGAACAGAGGTTCTGATGTCAGTTAGTATTCCAGCTTCTAGCCTATCAGCTATGTTGTCAGGGTTAGCAAGGAAGTCTAATAGAGTTTCAAGTGGATGAACTTCTCCTGCTTCTTTGTCTGCCTCGTCTACTTCTTGTCCTAAGTTTATATCTTGATTAATTTCCATGTTTAAGCTCCTGGACTCCAAACTGTTAGAGTGCTTATATTTTTATCTACTAAAGTCTTGCGAGACAAAGACCATTCATCTGGGTTGTATGTACAACTAACATCTATTGTAAAATCCTGATGCAACCTTAATATTATCGCAGTCCCAATATTTTGTGATGGCACAGTCAGCACCCACCAATCAAACTTACTATCGCCAAACAAATTATCCTTAATCATTTTGTTTATTATTATGGTTTTGGCTGTTTCAATGGATGTCTCACTTAAATCTGCTGCTATTGGCAGTTCTATATAGTCACTATGTTTGCTCATATCAGTGTCCCATTGCTCCGAGTGTATTTCGTGATACTTGATAGCCATCATCCTCAACATCGAAAGGCTCTGTGATAGCGTGTCTGATGCACATGATACCATATCTGGTAGCTGACATTATATCGTCTCTTAGTTTGACTATCTTGCCGTCCTCTCTGTGATACATTCTGTACTCGGCAAACCATTCATCCAGGTGAGCAGCTACCTTTAATCCGCCATTCTCAAATCGTTGATCCATATCCATTATGCCTGCTTCAACTGAGTTGCCACCATCCTCAAACTTGGCGTGTTCCTCTAGCATTTGCATTCCCTGCTGCTTGTGGAGTTCTGCTATTGTACCTTTCTCATTGCCTCCACTTGCTTTCATAGCATCATGAGGCCATGCAACGGGTATCCAATCGATAGTTTCACATCTTGATCTAACAGTGCCGGCTGTCTTGATCGGTGTTGGTTTCTTAACATAGCAAGCGTCATAAATATAAATAACATCAGTGTCTCTATCCCATGTCATCCAGACTAGTGCAGTGGGGTGAGAGGCTTCCGATTGACCATAACCTAAATCCATACCGATAATGTGAGGCCACCAATTAGGCACGTCCTCTAGCCTATGTTTTATATCCTCTTCAGGCGTTAGGAATATTCTGCCCTCTCCGACTGTTGGAATGCCTTTAGCTCTTGCTTCTCGCTCATGTTCGGGATAGCTGGCTACAATATATTCTTTCTCTTCATCGGTGTAGTGATCAACATCGTAGATTGTCATTACTGTTAAATGTTTTTGTGGTTTATTGCCTGAGTAGAAATCATAGGCTACAGTTGTCATGCCCTTTAATGGCGTAAAAGTGGTCATTAAGAACTGTCCTATTTGACCTTTGTTGGTTCTAGTTAAACATTCGCTGTATATATCTGCTGGTGACTCTTCGTCTTCCCATACGCCATCGATTGTCTCGCCTTGAAACTTCTCTCTGCCTTTCTCATATGACTTAAAGAAACATAAACTAATACCGCCTGAGATATGCTTAACTTTAACATGGTCGAGTAAGTCCTTAACACCTAGTGCTTTGACAGTTTCAATGATGCAGTCTCTTGGTATAGCTTCAGAGCCTAATGAATCTTTGTCTTGCATACGTCCGACTAGTAGCTTCTGAGTAGTGTCACGTATTACCTCGCCTGATACACCACCTACCCACCATACTACAGGCTTTTCAAACCTTGCCCCTTCCCACCAGTCAGGGTATAGACCAGTGAGGTGCATTGCTACTTCTCTACTGCCTGCATAGGTCTTCCCGGTCTGGTTGCCTGCTCCTAACATCCTTTCGTGGAAGCTAGTGCCAGCGTTATGGAACTCTATCTGTTTATCGTAAGGCGCATAGAACTGAAGCTGATTGTATTTAATGCGATCCCCTTGCAGCTTTAGGATGCGTATCTCTTTTATGGTGTCAGCTCTATTCATTTATGGGTTTACCATTGCTTTATAATCTATCTGTATCAGCCTCATTCTATGGTTCTCTATGTGAATTTTATCTGGGTAGTCAGGTGGATATAGTGCAGTGATGGCATCATTGGCCCTGTCTGTGGCTATTTTCCATGCTGCATCACGGTCGACGTCCCTGAACTTGCTTGAGCCTTCTATCTCTTTCTTTGTTAATTTATAATAAGAATCATTAAATTGTCCAGTAGATGCACATTCTATACTTGGTATTTTCTCAACCTTAATACCCCAATACTCACATAGGGCCATAAGTAGTTTCATTGTGTTATCCATTATGTATCACCATATATTTACCAAGTATAGTCTTAGCGCATTGTTGGCATAGAGTAATAGACCATTCTGTACCATCTCCCATAACTGAGGCATACCCACCGATATCACGCTTATATAGGCATTCTTGCGTCTCTAAAACATCATCTGTATCAATCAACTTTTCGCAACAGCCACATTTATGCTCTGTTATATCAGTCATAACTCACTCCACATAATTAAGGTTGATAGGTGTACGTTAAATACTTTGGCGAGTTCTTCGAGAGTTTTTAATCCAGGTTTCTTGTGATTCTTGCAGACATCGTAAATGTAATTAGGTGAACGATTAATTGAAATCGCTACCTCTTTCTTGGTCATTCCGCTGCCAGCTATACCCATTGAAACAGCCTTCCCATAGTTCATAAACGTGCCTAAGTAGTGGTTTAGCTGATATTTTGCCTGATATTTGTTACTCAGTCAACCTTTGAGTAGTGGTTCTATTCCTTCTTGCTGCGTAGTTCCAGTAGTTGGGCTGTTAGTTCTTCGTCTGATAGGCTTTCTAATCCTATTTTTATGTTGGTATCTATCTCTTTCTTATCCTTCCAACCGAAGTTATTCTTTAGGTTAAATATAATGCCTGTAACGTTGTTTCCGTATAGTCTTTGCTCTAATGCAACAGCTACTTTATCCCTTGCCTTTTTTATAGTGTGTAAAAACATGTCCTTATTTTCATAGTTTATAAGCGACTTCCTACACATTCCTAGATGGTAGGCTAGTCCTGACATTGTTGGAGCGTATACCCTATCGTCTCCCTCACCCATGAAAGCATCAGTTACAAAGTAATCATCTATTAGGTCTGATAGTTCTTTGTTTGAAGTGTATAGAGGTGGTCTGCCACCTTTGTTTTTAGCCATTATCGCAATCATCCATATTCAGAACTTCGGGATCAAATATAGCTAACCACATAATACAAAACTCGTTTAATTCTTTAACTGACATTTGAATAGGATTGTATATCTCACTATCTCCTCTGCATCCTATATAACAATTACCTTTGTTGTTATGGGCTACTAAATCACCTTTATAAACGCCCTCTATTTTCCCTTCGTCCATGATATAGCCGGAATCTTCTTTAATGTCTGTAAAGTTTACTTTTATTACTTCACCCATTACTTATCTTACTTTATGGCCTGATTTCTTTCTGGATTTAGCTTTAGGCTTTCTCTTAGTTGGATCTCTTTTTTCTGGATGTCTTGGCATGATGTTTCTCCTGTTTGAATGTTCTATTTATCTTGTGATTTGTGCGCTAGTTTTTCAACTACTTCAAGTCGATGTTCTAATTTCATTAAAGCTATTTCTAATTCTTTGTTTGGTTTGTTTTGTGCTTCTTGTTGGCTAAGTACAATGTCTAAGTAGCGGTTTATGTGCTTGTCAGCGTCTATATGAGCAAAGTTAAGAATAAATAGGTTAGTTACCATGACTAAAGAGTAAGAGGCGCAGAATACCCATATAAAGTTAGGTATAGATTTTAAGCCTTTTTTTAAAATGGTTGTCTTTATGTCTTTAGTTTCCATCGGTTAGCCGCCGGATAATACAGGTAATGTTTTGAGGACATTAAATGCTTCAGGGAAAATCCAAGCTGTTGTTGTGTCTATACCTTTATGCTGAATACTCAACAAATAACAATGGTCGTCAATGAAAAAATTAGCTATACCTCCATATTTATCTTTTAGGGTTGCAACCGGCGTAGCTTCCGAGCCATTGCTAAGGATGATTTTAGATGCTGTTTCTACTTGTTTATACATGATACTACTCCTTGAATAAAAATAGGCTGATTAGGCCTCGCGGTAAAGCCACCATAGGGAAAGGAAATAACCCAAGCTGTTCCGCTGAATCTGTTTAACTTCTGGCAAACTCACCGTGGTGTTTCTTTCTTGCCATGTTTGCCACTCGTATTGCTTCGTCTTTATCTTCAAAGACACCCAAGTATTTAGTGACGCTGTTTATATGTATTTGAGCGCACCATTTGGATCTTGCTTTGTGCCAGTGTCCGCATTTAGTCCCAGATTTATTAGTTTTTCGTATATTGCTGTTGTATTTGTTCTCGCTTGATGTGCATTCGCGAAGATTCTCAATTCTGTTATCATTTCTCATT